TTCATTTGGAACAAATGCAAATTCGTCTAAGAAAAGAATGTTATACGAACCACCCCGAATTGCACTTGAAGATGTGGCAGCTGCCAAAACCTTTGCTCCATTTTCTAATTCAATAGAGCCCTTGTTCCAAACCATCACTCCCTGTTGCAACCAATGAGGTAAATTTTCATATGCTCTTTGCAGTCTACTCAACAATTCCCTTGCAGTAGCCAATTTGTTTGCAAGCAATGCAACCGACACATCTTTATTAAAAAGAATATAGTGTAAGAAAAATGCAATACATGTAATTGATTTTCCAGACTGTCTACCAATCTTACAGATAGTAAAACGGTTTTCATTAAAAGAACGTATCATTTTTTCTTGGAATGGATATAACTCAAAATTTACAAGTCCTTTATCAACATTCACAATTTTCATATATGTTTTTACAAAATGCACAGGATCTTCCATACATTTTACATATTCTGCTGCCTGTTCTTCACTCCAATCTATTTCTACTCCAACAGCCTTTAAATTTGGATTGTTTAAATAAATGTCACTACTCATCAGATTTTTCTTCTCTATTTTTTCCTCTTAGAGTCTCTAACAAGTCGTTTGTGTTTCCAACAAAAATAGCATTGTTTGTGACTTTGGCAGGTTTCCCGCCATCTTTTGTGTTTTCAATTTTATTCATAGTGAGTTGTAATTCGATCAAGTCTTTTGTTAACTCGCCAGTTGTTTTCATCAGTTGTCCCGCAACCTCATATGCTCTTGGATGTTCGCTCTCTTTTGCTAATTGAATCAAACTGGCTAAACTCTCCTGTCCCATAGAAACCAAGTCTTTCAATGTATCTCTATGATCGTTATAATCATCAAACAAATCCTGACTTCTTTGATCTCTTGTAGAATATTGTTCAATATTATTTTTTTGTTTTTCGATTATTTCTTTAGATTGTTCTTCAATTTTATTTTCTATTTCTAAATAATCACTCAATTTATCATTCAATGTCTTTTTCATTATTCATCCCCAAAGTAATCATCATAAGTTTCTATGAAAGTATAATTGTCTGTACTCCGCGCATCAATTGGGTCTGTAGTAATTGTACTTTTAGAAAACTGTGTAGTCTGATCTGGTAATCCTTTTACATTTGTAGTTGCAGTTCTAATAATTTTTTGTTCTCTTGGTAATCCATATAGATAACCAGACATATTAAATCCTAATGTCCAAATGAGAGCTCTTCTAGATATATAGTCGCCTTCATAATCATCAGAATAATCTACAGACTCTAATGTAAGAGCTGTATCTCTTACGATACCTAGTTCATTTGCTTCTTTAATTGGAATAATAAATGATGGAGTAAAATATGGAAGAATTTGTTCCACAATTTGCATTGCGTCATCCGCATTTTTTGTCATAATAGAAAGTGTAAATCCAATATCATATGGAACTGGTTGATACACAAGATTCTTCTTATCTGCATCAGAGGAATTTTGTTTTGATAATTTTTTAGTTTTTGGTAATTTTCTATCCGCTGCATAATTAAAACCAGAAATTTCAAAACTCATTCTTGGTAGAACAATTGCTGCATCTCCAGTTGCAGTTACTTTATTAATTCTTGAAAGATATTTTTCTGTCGGCCCATATGAGATAGGAACTCTAATAACTTGTAAAACATTTCCATTCGCGTCAGTTTTTTCTATATCTATATCGTTGAATATAGAACCAAATGCAATCACATAATTTCTAATTGTGCTTCTATAAAAATGTGCATTACCTAACATTAGTAATCCTCACTAAATGGATTTGTTTTCGTAAAGTCAATGACACCATCGACTGTTTGTGGAGACAATGGAATAAGTTGCGTGTCTGGATCTGGTGAATTATCTACTGTACTATCAACCGCAGCTGCCGGTTGTACGGGCGCAATAAAGTTATTATCAATTTCGTTTATTCCAGTATTGATTGTTTCTCTTGCCCATGAGAATAATTCACATGTTAATTGATATACATGCATTTTTCCAAGTTGAAAAAATGGAACCTCATCTTCGACAAACTTAATTTCAAAAACTTTATCTGTTATGGGAAAATATAATAAATCTCCAACTTTTGGTCTTTCAGTTGATGTGACTTCAGTAAATCTACTTATTGAAACAGTTGTAATTAGCTGATCTCTAACTTCCAATCCAAATTTAGATAACATATCACCCTCACCTTCAAACCCATCAACACTCTCTATATGCATTTCTATAGTATGTGTTTCAGTGAACGAACTCAATGTATCTTCATTAAATATTGTATCTTCATTTACAATCTGTCTTGGAACATATATAAAATCTTGTCCATGCATTTGAATCGATTCTATTACTAGATTTCCAATCAAATCCTGTTCAGCCGTAAAGTTGATAGTGTTTATATAAGGATTAGTTGTCATCTTATCCTACCATGATATCTACTGGAAGCTCGTAACTTAAAGACATTTCCTGTTCCAACTTTTCAATTTCTTGATTTGCTTCATCTAAAATTCTACTACCATTGAAAGTAATTCCGCCAGGCAATTGAACACCTTCGTATTTTGTTAAATTTTCTCCCCACTGTTTTTTAATAAGAGCAGTTGCATACCTTTTAAGCCATCTATCATTCCATACATCAGTATATGTATCTGGATCTATAACTCTTGTTGCTTCTATGATAATATTTTCTCCTACACTAACAGCAGCAGTCCAATCAATATCAAGATATAATTTATTCACATGTCTATTATAACGAATTGGAACTCTTCCAGTAATGATTTCATTTACCATTTGAAGATGATCTTGTGTTAGTTGATAAGTCAACATTTCTGCACTTTGTAAATCATAAACATCATTCAAGAAAAGTTGATATCTAATATCAAACATATTTGTTGAACTATTTTCCGATTGAAATAAAGGAATTACTTGTTTGATACCAATAATATTATTATTGATAGGAATGTATTTATTATCCATATCTGTCTGAGTAATTTGATGTGCAAGATATGTATCTTCAACTGCATCATAGTGATAATCTTGATAATACTCCAATGCATCATCAATTCTATCTTCTACCTGTTCATCTGCTACATTTATTTGAATTACGGGAGAACCCAATTTTCTTAGACAATAAGATTTGAATTCTGTTCTGGATGTAACTACGGCCATGTCATACCTCTCTTTGATATGACTATTTATATGTTTTTGAGTTTATCCTTTTAGTGGTATTGTTGGTGGTGTAAAGTTTCCAGTGTATCTTGCTAAACCTTTAGTGATTCTTAGGTCTTGGATGTAGCCAGGAAAATATGAATTTGCATCCGCATTATTTCCAATACCAATTCTCACTTCATCACCTTGTGAAGAAGATGCCCAAGATATTCCGCCGAATGTTCCTTGTCCATCTAAATTACCATTTACATACAATTTTAGATTATTTGAACCTGTATTGGCATCTAAAACTAATGCTATATGAGACCATGCATTTAAAGTTATTGGATTGCTTGCGGAAAACGAATTTGCAGCTCCTGTCCACCAATAGAAGAATGGTGTAAGATTATTTAATCCTAGATGAAAATATGTACTTCCGATATTTAATATACATGGTGATTGATATATATTTGATCCTGCTCGACTTAAAGTTGGATACACCCACCCCTCTACAGTCATAATTTCGTTATTGTTAATAAAACCATCTAAGGTATCTTTATTATTCCCGATTCGAATATAATCTCCTGTTCCATCAAAATACATTGACTTAGTGTCTGCAAACTTAATCTGGGTTGTTGAACCAGTAGTGTTTCCAAAAAGTTTTAGATTACTACTTTGGGACTTATCAATAATAGAAGCATCTGTTCCTTTAACATGTAATACAGAATTTGTAGTGCTCTGTGGTGCTGTAGGTACAGTAATAGTAGAAGCTGTAGCATCAAACTGACTCGTGCCGACTTCATACTTAAAATCTGCAATAGTTCCCATTGCTGTATTCATTGCACTTCCTGACGCTTCTCCAGCATACCCCACATAAAAATTAGCTAAACCAGATGCAGATATACTAATATTAGATGTAAAAGTGTTACATCTTTTGCCATTTAAAAATAAAGATAAATTTCCACCACTTCTACAGAATACGATATGATTCCAAGCATTTATTATAGGAATATTATTTGTTATTCCAGATCCAGTATCAGCATAATTTGGATATCCCCATCTTGCATTAATAGCGCCACTTGTTTGATATAATATATCCCAGCCAGGGCAATTTGATGGATACGAAACAACTTGAAAGTCACCAACAAGTTGTCTATCAGTGCCTGGAGATGTGGTTGGATAATACCAAAATGAAACACAGAATGGATCTGTGCCTGATGGTTTTAGTGTGCTGGAATGAGGAACATATAGATACTCATTGTCATTTGGCATTGAGACAGACCCGCCGTTATCACTTGCTGAGTATACATTGTAATAATCGTAAGGGCCGAATGGTTTTGTTGAGGTGTTACCGTATACTGTGATTGCATGAGCGTTGGAAGAACCATCTTTAAAGTATGGAAGGTGGCAGGTAAGCAGAGAAGTATTTGTTATGGCAGTCAGTGGTTCAGTTGGTGGAGTAAAGGTAGAAGTATATACCGCTGTACCTATTACAACTCTGAAATCTCTTAGATAGCCATTTAACAAATAACCACTAAAAGTACTGCTACCGCCTATTTCAACAGCAGCGCCAATACTTAAATTGGCGGATGTAGTAAATGTTGTGGCATTCGCCGTCCCGTTCAAGAAAAGTGTAACCGTTCCACTACTATTAACGAGTGCTAAATGATACCATTTACCCGACTCAAGTGTTTCATCCAACTCGATAGTCCGAATACCATTCATTCGAATTCTGACATCACCTGAAGTTGTGATCACTATGAAATGATCGGTGCCCGTGGAGGCCACTCTAGCATCATAAATAGTATATTGAGTGTTATCAGAAACCGCACCAGTAGTAATAGAGTTAAAATAAACCCAAGTCTCAATAGTAAAGTCGCCAGTTGAAAGTGCAAATGCCCCAGCAGGGACTTGTATATAATCTGAAGATCCATCAAAGTAAGTCGAATACCCACCGTGACGATACGGACTAAAAGTACCAGCATGAGCATCGCCGGTTACAGTGATTGTGTGATTGTTAGAGGAGCTATCGGTAATATTGTTGTTGTCTGATGTATCAACCGCCGTTGCTAACAAGGTTGTATAATTACTGTTTGCAATAATAAATTCCAGAGTTATAGATGTGTTTGCACTAACCGCACCATTAACACCATCAGTTGCATTAATTGTGAGTGTAAAAGTTCCAATATTGGCATCATTAGTACTAGGTGTAATGGTAAATACATTGTCTGCCTGTGATACTGTAGCAATACTTCCAAGTCCACTTGTAGAATAACTCCACGTAAGAGGGAATCCTTCTGGGTCTGAAGAAACCGCTGTGATTACAGTAGGAGTTCCATCGATTGCTAGTGAATAAGATCCATCTACTCCAGAAATCGCACTAGGTGAATCGTTTTGTACTGTAGCAATCTTATACCAACCAGTACCAGAATAGATATAAAGATTATTGTTTCCTGTTACAAATGCCTGATCCCCATTAGACATTCCTGTTTTTGCAATCAGTGCAGTCATATCTGCAAGAACATCTATGGATGCACCAGAAGAAACTTCAGAACTTTCCCAATATCCTTTTGTGGCATTGTAAACATATGTTACATTACCTTCAGTTATTTCCTGTGCATTTGTCGGATTACTTGGAAAATTGATTGCCATTTTTTATTCCTCTAATATCCATGAAAGAGTTTCTTCGTTCCATATATATTGTTTTCCGTCCGTAGGATATTCTGCTGGCGCTTCCCATATACACAAATCTTCATTTAGTGTCCAACTATCAAAGGGTTGTGGTGGAATGAAAGCATCTCTGTCAGAATCGTATACAAATCCTTCGCCTGCATAATTTTTTCTAAAATTTCCATTATATGATGTTTGAAGCCAAGTGCCACCTAACAAATTATTACAAAAATTAATTCCTAAACTTTCTTGCTCAATTCCGTTTTCATCTAAGAGTTCATTGTTATGAACAACGATAACTCTTAGTACTACATTATTAAGACCTATTTCAGCAAAATGTGCCATTAGAATGTTATACTCCCAGAACCAGTATAAGTGTATACATAATATGCACCATCAGTTGTCATAGAGGGCGAACCTGTTGTTGATATAGGTGATGAATTTGTTCTAATAATACAAATACCAGATCCCCCATTTTTACCAGCACCACCTCCAGAACCTCCACCCCCAGATCCTGTATTTTGTGTGCCTGCTGTGCCAGAACCCGCTCCACCACCGTCCGTATTAGACCCCCCATTTCCACCAATACCACTTCCGCCTATACCTCCTGCGGCAAAGGACGTTCCACCTCCACCACCACCAGCATAAAAAGTTGCAGTTCCAGTTATGGAGTTTTCTAATCCAAGACCTCCATCTGGCTGTGCGCCTGTTGAACCAGCACCACCACCGCCCCCAGCGGGCCTATTTCCACCACCAGTACCAGCGGAACCATTATTTCCCTGTCCGGCGATTCCAGTGCCACCTCCGCCGTTGGCGAAACTGTGTCCACCGCCACCAGATCCGCCAGGATTTCCGGCGCCGTTATTTCTTACTCCGCCTCCACCCCCGCCGGTAACGGATATGCCATAGAAAGAGCTAGTTCCGCCTGTCGGCCCTTTCACGCTATCACTAGAAACTCCAGTTGCTCCCCCACCAATAACAATATTGTATGTGGTTCCTGCCGTTAAGGGTTGACTAACTAAATAATTTAGGCCTCCAGCTCCGCCACCGCCGCCACCGTTTCCATTAGGACCACCGCCACCAGCACCACCACCAGCAACTAAAAGAAAGTCCATAAGAGTAACAACTGACGGCCAATTTCCAGACTGTTTTTCCAAATGTTGTTGGGAAAGAGATACCATTCCAGAAAATCCGTCATTTTCTGCACTTATCTTTTTTCCTGAGACTCCGAAATTACCACGAGGCATTAACTTATTTCCTCATAACTACAAACTGCTTCAAGATCATTTACAACATTTGCAGTAAGTCTCAATGAATCTCCCTCTTCTAAGTATATTGATTTTGCAATTACATCTAAAGTTGCATCAGCAGGAACAACTACAGTTTTTGCAATATGATATGCGACACTAGAACGATAAATATCTACACTTATTTCTGCATTGTCTATTCCATCTACATTACTTACGTAAAGTGCATTTACTTTATATACTTTATTAGAACCAGCTGGATTTTCAACAATAGTGGTTGCGGTTGTTCCTACTAATTGAACAGCAGTTTTTCCTGTAATTGTTGTTACATTAACAATGTTTGGTGCTGCCATTTTATGTTCCTCCAAAAATTATTGACATGGCTATTGATTTACCTGTTCCGGCGTCTTGTCCATCTGCTCCAGCTGGTCCTGACTGAGTATTTGGACTCATTTGAACCCATTGTGTAGATGTTCCATCATCATACCAGATAAATGTTTTTCCTACAGAACTATCAAACCACATGTCTCCATTATTTGGATTTGTTGGCGCAGTATCTGAGGTTGTTACAGTTGCTGGAGTAAGAGTTGGGCCTACGGCGCTGTTGGAATTCCACACTCCAACTGTTGCATCATATGTATAGACGATTGTTCCGATTTGAACTGTCTGTCCATTAGTAGGATTATCTGGTAATGAAATAGGCATTTATCAAGAACTCCATGTTTGAATTGGGCCCGAAGTTGTTGTTTCTCCCCCACCACTTTCTCCGCCAGTGCTAGTAACACCACCGACAAGTCTTGGATCGTTATTTTTATTTATATCAGAAAACTTAGCAATACCATCAACCTCAAAATATCCAAGCGGAACTCCATTTTTAATATAAAAATCAAATTGAAGTGCGTTACAGAAAGATGGTGACTTTACTGAAATGTCGTCAGATGTTTGTATGCTAATTTTATTTAATACTGTGTCTTTTGGTGTGTCTGCATCCAATTTTATTAAAATTTGAGATTCGTCTACAGAAAAACTTGAATTACTAAATGTATCAAAATCTTTTGATGTGATTATATGAGCTGGTTTATAGTTTTTATCTTCAATTGTAGTGTCTACCCCAGAAGTTTCAATTGAAACCTCTGTATTATAAAATGATAAATTACTGAATGTATTGAAGTCTTTCGAAGTTTTTATTTCATTTCTTCCAAAATTATCTTCAATAATTGTTATATTTCCAGTAGAATTATATGTTATACTACTACTTTGTAAAGAAGATGTGATTTTAAATTCTGGAATATTTCCAAAATTGCCGGTAAATGGCCAAGAAGTCGCAACAGTTCCGTTAAGAGGGAGCGAATACTTCATTGAAAGATACTGTTCAACTTGTTCATATTCAGTCTGTGTTAGTGTTCTATTAAATACTATAACTTCAGCACACTGCCAAGCAGAAGGCTCACTGGCATAATAATATCCATAATTAAGTCCTAATTGTTTACTGGAACTTCCACCGCTTGCTCCTCTTTGAACACCATTAGATCTGTAGAGACTATTTTGGTCTGTAGAAATAACCCAATCAAATCCGTGATAATCTGTCGTCGGGGTTATCCAACCATTATGATATGCGACTCCCGCTTTATTACCATGAAAACCAGATAACCAGTTTGATGTTACGCCATCAAAAATTCTTCCTCTAGTACCATTATTGTATCTTGTAACATGAAAAAGTGTATAGGTGCTGGGAAGAACTCCAGAGGGGAACTGTAATCCATCTGAAGTAGTTCCCTCTAAAATATTATAACCATTCAATTGAGTTGAAGATATAGAAGGAGTGCCTCTATAGGCATTGGTATTGTAAGTACCTACATTATCGGTCCATGTTGTTCCAGAAAAAGTATTTCCTTCATACGCAGCAATTAATCCAGATATATTAGGTGCTAAAACATTTGAAGCTGTAGCGGGTGTTACGGAATTCCCAGTGGACAGTCCAGTAAAACCACCATAATCTAAACTCCAAGTAACACTATCTCCATTGCCTTCAAAGAAATTTAAAGGAGCACTATCAGTTGCTCCCATTGTTGTATTTGATAATGTTTTTTCTATTACCGTATCTGAAGAATTTTTAATATTAATATTTTTAGATGTAGATAAGTTTCTATATAAATCGTTCCAATCACCGTCTTTTATTTTTATAAAATTGTTTGATAATGTTTTTTCTATTACCGTATCTGAAGAATTTTTAATATTAATATTTTTGGATGTAGATAAGTTTCTATATAAATCATTCCAATCGCCGTCTTTAACAGCGAAGTTCGCTTTTTTAAGAATGACATCTAATTTATTGTTGAGTCTACTTGCGGCATCCTTAATAGTTATACTAATAGGATCCGATGCCTGGACATCAGTGGGAAGTGTTGATGGGCCCTTTTCTGCGTTTACAGTATTAATACCTGTTTCTACAGAAACAACAAGGGCCCCAATAGTCATTTTATACTCCTAATTAGATTTCAATACTTGCTGCAATGTTAGTAAATCCAGCGCCAGTAATAATAGTATCTACTTGAAGTTCTCCTGTCGTTAGTGTAGTTACTGTTTTCTGAGTTGTACTATCAGAAAATGTCATCGAAGAACCTTCAATAACAAGTTTAACACTTGTTGCAATTCTAGCGCCAGAGGCGTTCACCGCACTGACATTAACATATGTATTGATATTACTACCAGAATATGTATAATCTGAATTCTCTGGTGATACAGTAATAGATACAGGAAGTGTTGGAGTTAATAGGTGAAGTTCTGGATATCCACCACCATATACACTACTTGGTTTTGTATACCAAATTCTGTCTAAACTATCTCTTCCACATTCGTGAATGTATCCACTTACAGTACTAGTTTGTGTCCATCCCGTGCTATCATTCCAAGAAAATACGATAAATTGATTTGTGAACCAAACTCCCATTAACGTATGAGAATCATTTAGCCATATCCACTGATGTGGAGTTGTAGGCATAGTGACTTTGCTATGATATGTAAGAACTTTTGGGTTCGCAGCATCAACAGAATATGTAACCCATGTTCTAAATGCTTCGTTTGTATCCCATACTGTCCATCTACCGTCAACTCTGAACTCAGAAACGTATCTTGTGCCGCCACTTGTCCATGTTACAGCACTCCATTGCCAAGTAAGGTTGTTCCCAGTATTTGACGAAACTGTACTCAGATCTGCGTGAATAGAACTATTTACGTCCGTGGTAATATCAGTTTCGACCGCAAACGTATCAGTAGATTTGTCCCATGTTACAACTAAAGGATGCCAGTTATAATAACTATCATAATAACTTCTATACCAACATTTATTTGTCCCAGCAGTTCCTCTTGGGTCATCAAAAACTTCGCTCATGTTGTATGCTCTATGAAAGTTATTACTGTTATTTCCGCCTTGATGAGAACCGGCAGCAGCAGGGGCAGTATTATAACTTAGCAAAGATGTTTGAGTCGGATCATGAGAAGTTGTCCAGACATTTTTTGTTACTTGTATTGAATTGACTTCATCACATGATGCAAGTAACAAATTTCCGTCATTCGACTCTCCTAAAAAATGGAGTGTATGACCATCGCCCATATTTAAAACCGCATCTACATGTTGACTTGCCCAGTTGTTTGGCCAGTGATTTCCGTGATAACCTACGATCAATCTCATACTAGGATAGTTGTAAAACCCTGAAGTGGCATCGCCTCTACGAAGCCCGGGCTGATATGTTGTTGATGAACCATATCCCTTGCCCCAATATTGGACTTTGTGTCCATAGTTTTGAGAAAAATTGCCGCGAGCTGATGGATTTGTCTGATCTAAATCTTGAGTATTTTCCATCTGAGGCCATGCTGATTGTTGGTCTTGTGATGCACTATCCCAAGTATGAACAACTGCCTCGATGCTGCCGTCATTACTTTTTAATGACGCCATGGCTCCACCTTTCCGTCCACCCTCTCCATTAGACATATCAACCCAAGGAGCGATATCTACCCAATTAGTATTATCCTGAGCATCATCGTGTGGAGTATTGCATCCAGTCTGTAGTTTTGATAACGCCAATGACATACCATTTCTATTGCTGGTGCCAATTTCATTATTATGTCTTGAATACCACGACGAAGCTGTATCATAACGATAATTTAATTTTCTATTAAATTGTGGAGTTAGACTTGTTTTATCGTGTTTGAATCCGTCTATGTAAAACCCATCATTTCCCGCTCTTGGATCTTCTACAATAACTGGATATGTGTTAGTACCTTGATAGTCCCATACCTTTGCCATTTTATTCTCCTATGTGTCCTAATGCTTCTTTTAACCAAGCAATTCCCTCGTCTAAATCTGTCCATTCTTTTTTAGTTCCATCGGGATTAAATGTGAATGGTTGTTCTACTTTAATAACTCCAGTTTCAGTATTTGTAGCAGAAAGTATTCCACTATCCAACGCAACAGTAAATTCTGTAGATACTTGAGAAGTTACTTCATCTCCATTTTCATCCACAGAAGTTACTTCTCTTACTATATTAATATTCATTTTACAATGTCTCCTGATTTGTTTTCTACTATTTATAAATTATTATGCTTGCCTATATTTAAATTGAACTACTAAATCTTCACCTTTATTTGTATTTCCAACTGTGGTTAAATCTAATGTGAGATAGTCTCCATCGACCATAGAAAATCCTGTTGTGGTTATAGTAGAGGTGAATTGTCCGGCGATAATGGAACCCGAATGTATTAAAGAACCATTTTTCTTAATTTCTAAAGATACATCCGCGTCGGCTGAAGAGGCAATTCTCGCAACGATTGATGTGACTTCTAAATCAAATGGAGCATACCATCTTGCAGTGCCTGTAATTAGTTGCAATTCGCCTTGTTGATTTAGATTGGTTACAAAAGTTGTTTGTTCTTTTACTTTTGTAAGATTTGTTATTGTATCATCGGCGACCTTTTGCTCAATTTTAATATCAGATAAATCGTTTACTTTTTCTTGGAACTGTGGAGTAGTTTCTAAATATGTTCCCATATCTTGAGGTTCAAATTTTTGAGTAGTTGCATTGTAAACTAAACAAACTTGGTCTACAATTGTAGGTACAGGTTTCATTTCGGCCGAAGTTACATGGCCTTGCTGATCGTGTTGGAAATATAATACATAATTTCCTGCTTCATTTGTTTCTACTTCTAAATTTTTGATATTTATTGCACCTTTCATTGCAGAGTGAACACCGCATTGATAATAAAGTGTATCTGGTGCATCGGCTGGAACAGTAAACACAAGAGTACCACTTTCATTTCTTGAGCCTGTAACACCATCTGTATATTCGCCAAAATACGCATTTGCAGTATAGTTTGTTCCGTCATCTGTAGTAAGATAGAATGGATGACCAGAAAGACTTGCATCCAAATTAAATGTATATGTTCCACCACGGTAAAGGGGATTTAATGTTGGATTATTGCCGTATGCAGACCCGCCAAATGTGTATGCTCCAGAATTTGCAAACGATACATCATATGAAACATTTGGATTTGTTAATATTGGAAGTGTTATATTTTCTGGAACATTAATAATCAGTCTTTGAACTTCGGTTGCCGCCCCGCCTCTTACACCATCGAATGTGATATTTTGGACATTCAAAGTAGAAGTTGCCCAAGAAACTAAATTATCTATTCCAGGCCCGTCTACCCACTTGAGATATATTTTGTGTGTTTGTGTAAGATCTCCTGTTAGTTCATGCGCAGCAAAGTTAAATAATGTATAAGTGCCTTTATTATAAAGAGGTACATCTGCCTGAGTTTGGTTGGAAATAGTTGTCCTTGTGTATGCGAGAGGGCCCGATTTCCAACTCCACTTCCAATTCATATTGGCGTGACCGCCAGCCTCATCCGTATCAACTGCCATAGACAAAACTTCTGGCGGAACATCCAAAGTAATGTTTGTAAGTTGTTCGATTGTAGTCGGTACTGGGTCGCTTCCAACAGAAGCTCCATCTGGAAGTCTAAGATTGCCGTCACTATCGGTATCTATTTGTTTTGAACCAATTTTGATAGAATTTACAACAATTCCATCTGAATCCGCTGAAATAGTAGAAGTTCCAACTTTCAATGCATTTACGACAACTCCATTCGTATCTGCCTGAATTGCCTGCTCTCCAATATATAATGTTCCTGTAGAAAGATATAAATCTCTAAATTTCTTTTCTGCCGACCCCAAGTCATATGTAACATTTGTGTCTGGAATTATATGCCCATCTATTTCCCCAAGGGTCGCGGGAATAGCAGATATAGATGCAATCCAAGCACCCTTGGTTGCGTTGTAAGTCCAAACCTTTGAACCAACTGTATGTGTATCTCCATCTGCCGGACTATCTGGAAAATTGATTGCCATTTTCTATTATCCTTTTAGTGGTTCTGTGGGTGGTGTAAAGTTTGCGGTATATCTTGCGAGTCCTTTAGTGATGCGGAAGTCTTGGATGTAGCCAGGAAAATACCCTGTGTCGTTTGCGCTTGATCCCCATCTACCTATAGACATACCATTTGATGCTCCCCCCGATAAGTCTGCTGTATATGGGGTAGATGCGATTGATGTGCCATCCAAATACATTGTAATAGTATTGCCAGACCTCACTGTTGCAATATGATACCACTGACCAGTTGAAACCGTGGTATTTTGTTGTATTAGATAACTATTGTTATACAATCCAGGCTTCTCACCCTGCACGAACAATCCTAGTCCATTAGAGGACAGTCCGTTTATACCCCACAGATAATCATATTCGCTTCCAGTTGGAACGGCAGAAGAGTATCTGAACCATAATTCAATAGTAAAATCTTCTGTGCTAAAATCCAATAAAGGGCTCGCAGGGATCACAATTTCATCACCAACCCCATCAAAATATATTGACTGTGAACCAGCAAACTTAACCTGAGTTGTAGAGCCAGTAGTGTTTCCAACAAGTTTTAGATTACTCACTTGTGACTTATCTATGATAGAAGCGTCTGTGCCTGAGAGAAGTAGTGAAGTGTTTGTGATCGCTGTAAGGGGAGCAGTTGGTGGAGTGAAGTCTGACGTATATAAACCCGTACCTTTAATTACTCTAAAATTAGAAATGTAACCATCCAAATACCCGCCTAGGTCAGAATTATATCCAATGTACCAATCACTAGCGCCAACAGTAGAAGAATCAGTTACGCTAAGATTTCCACCTAACGTAACTGCTGTACCATCGACATAGACTTTGTTTACATTAGAAATTCTAACTAATGCAAAATGCATCCACTGACCAATATAAGAAGTGCGTTGGACATTTGCTCTGTAAACACTCGTACCTGTAGGGCCTAATAATAAAAGATCATAACTAAATCCACTATTACCCCATGTTAATCCGAACCTATCAGCTGTAGATGAGCTTCGAGCAGCAAAAAATGGAATATATCCACTCCCTGCTGAAGGAGATATATATACCCAACCTTCGATAGTAAAATCACCATTAAGCTCTAAAGAAGTATCTTGAGATACTGTCAGATAATCCCCAGTTCCATCAAAGTACACCGACCCGCCGTGATCTGCTGCTTCGTATTCCAAGTTGTCGTAAGGTGTGAATGATTTTGTTGAGGTGTTGCCGTTTACTGTGATTGAGTGACCGTTAGAAGAACCATCTGCTATGTATGGAAGGTGACAGGTTAACAGACTGGTATTCGTGATTACTGTGAGGCGTTCAGTTGGTGGAGTGAAGTTGGATGTGTAAACAGCAGTTCCTTTAACTATCCGGCAATCAGATATATAACCGCCAAAGTAATTTGATCCAGTACTTACCTGCGCACCAACCGCTAAAGATAACGTGCTATCAAAATTTGTTGTGCATGAAGCAGATGCTACTTGAGAACCATCGACATATAATTTTAAAGTACCACTCTCTCTAGTAGCAACTATATGGTGCCAAAAGCCTACTTTAATAGTAGAAGAACTTGGATCTTGAGCAATAACACCGCCGGCCACAGTCCAGAAAGCTATAGATTTGCCAATATCTCTATAGTACAATTGGAAGCTTCCATTATTTCCAGAAGTATATCTTTCAAAAATTATTCTATTACCTGATGTACTATCCATACGAACCCAAGCTTCTAAAGTAAAGTCGCCTGTACCTAAATCTAGCGAAGCATCGTCAGGAACACTTAAATAATCCCCAGACCCATCAAAGTAAGTGCTATATCCACCATGCCGATACGGACTAAATGTACCAGCATGAGTATCACCATTAACCGTGATCGCATGATTGTTAGATGAGCTATCGGTAATATCGTTGTTATCACCAGTGCCAGTAGCAGTTGCTAATAAAGTTGTATATCGGCTATTTGTTACAATAACAATGAATTCAAGAGTTAAATTGGTAGTCGCACTAACCGCACCATTGACACCATCAGTTGCGTTTATGGTTAATGAAAATGTTCCAGCGTTCGCTTCTGTAGTGCTTGGTGTAATCGTGAATACATTATCTGTTTGCGATACTGTAGCAATACTACCAAGTCCAGAAGTGGAATAAGTCCATGTAAGAGGAAATCCATCTGGGTCTGTAGAAACTGCTGTAATAACTGTTGGGGTTCCATCAGTTTCCAGAGAATAAGATCCAGAAACGCCAGTGATTGCTGTTGGAGAATCGTTTTGAACAGTTGCCACTTTATACCAACCAGTACCAGAATAGATATAAAGATTATTGTTTGCTGTTACAAATGCCTGATCCCCATTAGACATTCCAGTGGCTGCTATTAGTGCTGCCATATCTGCATAGACAGTAGCACCACCAGTACCACCAGAAGATTGTGCTGCAGCTTCAGTAGAATAATGTTTCCAAATTCCCTTTGTAGAATTGAAAATAAGTTTTCCGTTGCCGACTATGAGTTCTTGACCATCTGTAGGATTTGCTGGAAAATTAATTGGCATTCTCTTATCCTTTTAGCGGTTCTGTTGGCGGTGTAAAGTTTGTGGTGTATCTTGCGAGGCCTTTAGTGACTCTGAAATCTTGAATGTATCCATTAATTGGATGCCAATGGCCTGAATACCCTGAGCCTATAGTGTTTATATAAATCCATGTTCCAAGGGATGTAGCGACTCTTTGTGTTCCATTTATAAAAAGTTTAAAATTATTGCCTCCAGCAGGTTGATCAAAACTATAGGCAACATGCATCCAGTTTGATGCTTCTGCTGCTGAATAACAGGCAACCGTTTGATGTATGTATCCGTCCATATATAACATTATATTTCCGGTGACTCCACCTTCATTCCATTGTGTCTGTCTATTACTATTTGTATGTCCATATGGTGATGCAGTTTGTGTAGTACTACTTAATTTCATCCAAAACTCATAAGTAAAACTTTCAGTATTAGTAAGAACCACTTCATCAATTGTTATACAATTTGCAGTAGATGCACTACCGGCTACGTAGCCCGCTGAAGGTACAAATATTGATTTAGTGTCTGCAAACTTAACCTGAGTTGTAGAGCCAGTAGTGTTTCCGACAACCTGTAGGTTACTGGTTTGTGATTTATCTATGATAGAGGCGTCTGTTCCTGAGACGAGAAGGGAAGTATTTGTAACTGCCGTAAGGGGGGCAGTTGGTGGAGTAAAGTCAGAAGTGTAAACGGCGGTGCCGTTTACTACTCTTACATCAGTAATATAACCTGTAAAATAATTTGAAGCTACATCACCCAAGCGACCAATTTCAGTATTTCCGCTATACACACTTGCGGTTCCAGTGGCGGTCCCAATTAAACTTCCATTAACATAAAAAGATCTGGTTCCACTAGAATTAACTACTGCTAGATGATACCAGCTATTAGCTGATATAGCAGAGGATTTTGTTTCCGCTGGGGATAGCCCGTTTTGAAAAAAAGAAATAGTAGCATCACTATTAATATTTATGGCCATTCTGCCACTGGCATTTGACGCATATTGATTAAATATATCTTCCCTCGAACCTGTAGTGGTTGGGTATATCCACATTTCAATAGTGTAATCAGTGTCATATGCCGTAGGAACTATAGCAGAACCTACATCAATATAATCCCCAGATCCATCAAAATACACAGACCCACCGTTAGTGCTTGCTGAGTATTCGCCGTAATCATGTGGACCAAATGGTTTTGTTGAGGTGTTATCGTTTACTGTAACTGAATGACCGTTAGAAGAACCATCAGCCCAGTATGGAAGGTTGCAAGTAAGCAATGAAGTATTTGCTATAGCGGTAAGGCGCTCAGTTGGTACTGTTAAAGTAGTAGATGACGGCGAATAAACCGCAGTTCCTTTAACGAGCCGGACGTCTACAATGTAACCAGTAAGTTCCCATCCTGCCACGCGGGGCAACAGCGAACCAATTGTTAGAGCAGATGCGGTATCTGTATAATCTGAAGTAGAAGTTGCGGTTTCTACTCTGTTGCCTCCAACAAATAATGCAAAATCATTACCACTTCTGACAACAGCAATGTGGGTCCACGATTTTAAATTTACCGTTCCACCAGAAATAAAAGGAACTGCTCCACTATACGGTTTAAACCAAAATTGTACATCACCTGTAGTTCCTATGGATAATATAAATTCTTCATCCGAGTTTGATTGCCATCGGGAAACAACGTGAGATTGATTTGTTGAATTATACGCGGTCAAATAAACAAACGCTTCGATTGTATGATCACCAGTTAAAGTGAGTGTACTATCATCTGGAACGATTAAATAATCACCGGCCCCATCAAAGTAAGTGCTATACCCACCATGTCGATACGGACTAAAAGTTCCAGCATGAGCATCGCCGTTTACTGTAATAGTGTGATTACTGGATGATGTATCGGTAATATCGTTGTTATCACCAGTGCCAGTAGCAGTTGCTAGCAAGGTTGTATATCGGCTATTTGTTACAATAACAATGAATTCAAGAGTTAAATTGGTAGTCGCACTAACCGCACCATTGA